TTTTATTACAGCAACTCCGCCGGCAAGTTTAGCAAGTCTTTCTTCAAGTTTTCCGATATCATAATCCGAGCTTGAATCTTCAATTTGTTTTTTTATCTGACTGATTCTCTTTTGGATTAATTCTTTATCACCGGCGGTTGAAACTATCGTTGAATTATCTTTGGATATTATAACACTGTCAGCATTACCTAATTGAAGGATTGTGGTTTTATCGACTTCCATTCCTTTATCTTTAGTGATAACCTCAGCGCTGGTAAGAGCAGCAATATCTTCAAGACTCTCTTTTCTTCTTTCACCATAGCCAGGAGCTTTAATAGCGCAACAATTTATTTGCCCGCGCAGTTTATTCACAACTAAAGTAGCAAGCGCCTGTCCGGTAACGTCCTCAGCAATTACAAGTAAACTTTTTTGCTCTGCGGAAATTTTTTGAAGAATAGGAAGGATATCATCGATAGAAGATATTACTTTGTCTGATATAAGTATATAACAATCCTTAAGAACACAATCCATTTTTTCCGGATTAGTTGCGAAATAGGGAGACAAATAGCCTCTGTCAAATTGCATACCTTCAACTAATTCCATTTCTGTTTCGGCTGTTTTCCCTTCCTCAATAGTTATAACTCCTTCTTTCCCGACTTTATCCATAGCATCAGCTATTAATTTCCCGATATGAGGATCATTTGAGGATATTGTGGCTATTTGAGTTCTCATTTCACTATTATCGACTTTTTTAGCCATACGTTTCAATTCTTTGACTATTTCTTTGACAGCATAGTCTATTCCTTTCTTTAGGTGCGTAGGATTCGCTCCTGCTGTGATATTCTTAACTCCTTCCGCATAGATAGCCTGCGTTAAGATTGTCGCTGTAGTGGTACCGTCACCGGCTATATCGTTTGTTTTTGATGCAGCTTCTCGGACAAGCTGGGCGCCCATATTTTCGTATGGATCTTTAAGTTCTATTTCCCGGGCTATCGTAACGCCATCATCTATAATTGTGGGTGACCCATACTGCCTACTAAGAATAACTGTTTTACCTTTCGGTCCTAATGTTACTTTAACAGCATTAGCTAATTTATCAACTCCGGCTTTAAGATACTGTCTTCCTTCTTCTCCATACGCTATTTGCTTTATCATGATCCCTCCGTTTTATTTTTTACTTATTGTATTGTTTTTTTAGTTAGTTTTAATAGAACACGAAGATCTTCAAGGTGGTACTTTGTTCCTTTAAGCTCTCCAACTATAAGCCCTTCATCTTTTGGTTTAACGCCAAGGTTAGCAAGTCCCTCTAATAAATCTTTAAGACAACTTCTAGGAATAGAGAAAGTAGGCTTTACATCAGTACCGCCAGTTTCATCGGTTGTAATTGTTCCGTCATTATGAAGAATTTCAAGTTCACCATTTCGTTCCCGGTGAATAAAAACCCTTACTTTTAAAGTCATTATGTCTTCACTTACATTACATTTCCAGATCATATAATCCCTCTACTCGTTTATATAATTTATTGCTTTGTTCTCTGCTTGCCTTTTTGTTTTCCCATTAAAATGATTTTCATTGTCACTAGCACGATGCCGGAGTATTGTAGTGTACCCGTTTATTGTTTTTACCGTTTCGCTATAATAGAATATATTATCTTTTAATTTTTTAGTTTTAGATTTATTCCCTGAATTTAATTTTACTGCGGGTTTTTTCTTATCGCGAATTTCTTTAGCATATTGAAGAAAATCATCAACAACTTTTAATTGAAGGGGAGTATACTCTTCATAATTAAATCTTTTTACATGGTCTAAAGCAAAAATTAAATCGTTTATTTTTTCCATAATCCCTCGGTTTTATTATAGCATTAAACTACTTGATTATTACGTTTCTTTACTTTCCTATTTGTTAACTTTAGAATTTCGCGTAAAGGCTTACGAGTAACCTTTTCAAGCATAGTATCAGTAAAAGCAGTCATTTTTAATATATAGCAAGCTATTGAAAGATCTATTACACAATCATCATGGCAATTAGTATCTGCTTCAAGTTTCCCGTTTTTAGCTTTAACAAATGTTTTAATCTCAGCTATAGTTTGAGGAGAATTTATTATAACAGTGCTTTCTTGTAAAGCTACACGAGCTGCGGAAATTATTAGCGGCCTTGTCTTTTGAGTAGTCTTCCACGGCTTTTGATCTGAATCTTGCCACATTTTAGGATACCCTAAAGCTTTTAATTTAGCATAAGCTACATTTCCAGGCATATTTGTTTCGGGCGCCAAGGTTGCCCAATTATAATAACATCCTAAATCGTACATTATTTGACCAGCTTCCGATGGTTCTCTATATCCATGCCAGTGAGCTACCTGTTCCCATGAATAAATATCCCATACTGACATACTGGTTAAATCAGCGCCAATAATACCTTCTGCAAAATCAGCAGTAATAAGATATAGTTGCTCCCGTCCAACATCGTTTGGAGTTCGCCAGATTGTAAGATTACTTTGAGGATCACTTGTATCTATAGTTATTTTATTACCAATATTTTTTAAATTACATTTCCATTTATATGGCCGTTTAATATCAGCTTGTCTTTTAATGTCCGGCCATGGAAATACTTTTGCTCCACTTGTGAGAAAAGCTTCGGCTTCGTTTGCTGGGTATTCTTGAGGAAAGTCATACTGCTTAATCATACTTGCTTTTTTCTGCCGCGCCCAGCGTAATTGCCCGTACGAAAGATTTAAGGATTCTTTAATAGCTTTCTCATATGGGTCTAATTCGAATGGAGTATTATCAGGGCTGCAATATTGAGGATCATCTTGCCAGCCGTAGAAATGCTTTTTAAAATTGTTTTTCTCTTCCCAGAACTTATGCCCTTCAGTCCCGGAACCATTAGCGGTAGATTCGAGAACACACCATCCACCATTTCTCATAGCTTCTTGAACGCCGGTTAAGATTCCAAAATTAGGATAAAAGAGATATTCAGAACAATGTAAGTGAGTTATATCATCACCACGGCCAAAAGCTTTCTGTCCTGCTGTTCCTATCCACATAGTAGAATTAGTTTCCGGAAAACTATACCCTTCTTTAGAATCAGTGCCAAGTTTTATTTTGATTTTAGAGCTTTTAATATAATAATCAACACGCTCTAAGAGTCTTTTAGTTGCCCCATCCTCTTCGCTCATTATAACCGCTTTTGTGTTTTTTTGGAAAACACAAGCATGTAGCCATATAGCTGCTATTAATGAAGAGAAACCCTCTTTCCGGGCTTTAAGAATTGCATCAAGAAATATTTTAGCTTTACCGATTATTGTAGGACCAGCACGCTCTTCCATAAATCGGTTTTGAATTGGATTGAAAATAAATGGAACATCTTGGGAATCTTTATTGATAATAGATAGATTAGATTCAATATAGAATTTTGGATCTTCTAAGTTTTGAAGGTACTCGTCTATTTTTGAGTCTTTACTTTCCACGAGTAAACCTCAATGATAAGCTCAGTGATTGTATTACGGAGTTCCGAATTTATAGGATGAACTACATCTTCCCATTCTCCAGTTATATTTTTCCTATTAGGCATACACACTATAAGTTTATTATCTGGGTTTCGAACAATTCGAATTTTATTTATTTTTAAAATTCTATTAAAAACAACATCACAGTATCCGCAGAAATTTCCGCGGGGAGACCCATGGAAGTACATAGCTGTTATTTTCATTTTTTTACTCTTTTTATTTTGCGTTTTCGCTTACGAGATAAAACAACATCCTTAAATTCAATATTTAAGTCGGCTCCACCTAGTCCCTGACCTGTTGCAGAAAACTCCGGCAGAACTCCTAAATCTTTAAACTGGATATAGACTCGTTTGTTCATTCGGGTTTTATCTCTTCTGTTTCATATCTTTTATTCATAAGAGTACGAATAGGTTTAGATGTCTCTGGATTAATTAAACAGAAACATTCTTTTTCTTTAACATCAATAACATCATAAAAAACTTCTCTGATAGGATCTAATTTATTCCCATCATGATTACATGAATAGTTTACTATAATTTTTGTCTTTGCCATTTTTCCTCCGGATGGCCGGGTGAGCCTATGTAACCAAACAGTCGGAATTCACCCGGACCTTACTACATCACACGATTTGTTTTTACCTATCGAAACTAATTCTTTTTCCTGTGCCGCATGTCAGCATAGCACCTACAACTCTTAATTTCGGAGGTGATAATTTAATATCTTCATAGTGAGGGCATTTGTTATTGCAGTTTTTGAATCCTTCAAACGGGCATTTAACAAGCTCGCCATCTCTTACAAGTATTCCAGCTTCATTGACACTCCACCCTTTTTTAATTTCAGACGCCTTAGCGGCGGGCTTAACAACTTCATCCTTTGTTTTATCTTCATTGAACGAAGAAGCTTCATCAACTATCGGCTTTACTTTTTTAACTCTCTTTATTTTCTTAGGAGCTACTTTCTTTTTACTTACTGATTTCTTTCTTATTTTTCTTTTGGCCATTTTTTTTATCCTTTATTTGATTTCCCATTGGGAAGGTTACACCTTTTAAAGCGTATGATAGATCACATATTATATTTTCAAACTCTTTATGGTTGAAATTAAATAATAATTCATAAGGTAAATCATCTGTATGATCAAACCTTACCCCACGCTCAACCATAATAACCTCACAAACTTCATGTAAAAATACTATTGGAATTTCTTTCGGTAACTTAGTGCCAATAGTTATTATACAATCGCGGATATTTCCGTTCCCACCAGCAGATTTAGGATTTTGTTTTACAGTATATTCGCGTCCAGCGATTATGATTGATTTAGGTAATTTCATTATTTAAAAATACAAACAATCTCTCCTTCATCAATAAGGGAATATATATCCTTTCCTATCTTAAATTGCGGACATGTGAGATAATTGCAATCTGTAACCACTACGACCCCAGGTTTAAGCTTTTCAACACAAGCATCAACTAAATCACAACCGGGACTTATACTTATAACTTCCCCTGCCCATATTTCACTTTTTTGGTCTGCGCTTTTTGGAATAAATACTCCACCTTTCTTTTCAATATCTGAATCAACTTTGATTAAGATTTTATGATTTGCTGGTAGTATTTGATTAATGTTTGTTATTTCCCTCATTTTATAGTCTCCTTTGGTTTATTCCATTTTTGTACTGTATCTTTTGAAATTCGAATCTCGGAGGAAGAAGGATATCCCTTAAGATATCCGTTCACATAGTCCTGCCCTATCTCTGAGATATTTATATTTACTTTATTGCCGGGTATAACGATTATATTGATTCCAAGTTTTAAATCACTTATTTTCATAATTATATTATAT